GATCCTTATTATTATGAGGATTGGTCAAGAGATATGCTAAAAGACGAAGTTAATATGTTACAGGACTTTGACAAGCTCTGTGATAATTTGAGAGAACTATTTATTGAACATTTAAGAGAGTACAAAAATGGGTATAGTAATGAAACAGAGGAGTAAATCCATCATAGAGTATAGCACTCACAATTTGTTTTTCAATATGGATGTCTATGCTTTTTTGGATATGCTTTATGAAATGTGTCCTGACGAACTTAATTGTGAGCATTTCAAGGACGAATATGGCGAATATTACAAGGAGATTGAAATTTCCTGTGATACAGTTTACAAGATTATAAACGAGCTTTCCGACAGATTCAAGTCTGATGAAAAGATATTCAAGGAATGCACAACCAAGGATATCATAAGGATTCTTGAGGAAATGCTTTATATTCCAGAACGTGTACCACAGAATTTCTCACATCCGGAATATATTTATTTAGATATTATTTAGCTATGACAAATAACGAAGAAGAAGCAAAAAAGATTTACCCATACACTTGTCACTATGAACGTAAAGATAAGAATATGAAAGAAAATAAAGTTATGACAAACAAAGAAAGAGCAAAACAAATTTGTCATTGTAATATTTGCACAGCACGAGAATGTTGCAATAAAACACTTTCTGATAGCTGTGATGAGTTTAAACATATTATGAAGATGGCTAAATGGAAGGACAAGCAATGGGAGAATTTCATAAAAGATACTTACGACAAACTGAATTCTGAAGGATATAATGACAGAGTAAAAACAGGATTTGAAATATTTTATGACGACCTAATGTAAATTAAAAAATGACAGTAAAAGAATTGAAATATTTTCTGAATTTGGATTTCTATCTCGATAATGCAGAAGTTAGTTTCATCATAAATCTTGATTCGCAGCAAAACGAATTGCAAGATATAATAGCAGAGCCTCAAATTGAAACCAACATATCGGGAACTTATCTTGACATCATTTTCAAACCTAAGAAACAGGATTTATAAACATTTAAATTTAAGCAATTATGGAACAAGTAAAAGCATTTGATTTTGAGAACAATTCAACAATCACAATGGACATTGACACGTTGAAAAGAACATACAAGGAAAATGATGTTCTCGGCAAACCTCTTCGCGGCATGTACCATTATGAAGTGATTGACGCAGTGAACGAGATTCTCGAAAAGTACAACTACCAGCACCAGATTAACGAAATCTTCGCAGCACAGAACAGGGACAAGCGCAATCCCGGTGTTGTGATCAACCCTGAAATTGAGAACAAGTACGGAGAAAAATCCGTGGAGGCACATGTTCTTCGTAGAGTTTATGCAGACATCAATGTCGGTGATTTTGACAATGAAGAGCTTACAACCAATGTTGTTGTGGCATTTCATCAAGATGCAATTCAGATTGCATACGGTCCTATGGTGAAAATCTGCCATAACCAATGCATCTTAAGACCAGAACGCGTACTTTCGACAGAAAGAGGAAAAAATGTGTTTGATATTGTAAGACAGTTTGACGAATATATGCAGAGTCTTACACAGACCATTGTTGAAGACCAGAGATATATCGAACGCATGAAGGAGTATATTCTGACACCACAACAGGTTTTGGCAACTATAGGCAGCTTTATGACTCTCGCTGTGGCAAAGTACAGCAGAAACAAGGAAATCCATATCAATGATATGTATCCGTTGAACATTTCGCAAATTTCTGATTTTACAGAGGATATGCTTATCAAACAGAAAGAAAAGGATGAAATTTCAATGTGGGACTTGTATAATGTTGTGACCAACTTGTACAAGCCTGACAGGATGCAAATCCCCAATATGCTTGAACAGCACATCGCATTAAACAATTATGTACATCAAATAATAGGATAGTTATGGGACAATATTTCGCGCCTGTATTGGGCAATAACAGAATTAAGAAAGAATCAGATATTTTAGGGTTCTTCTATACACACGATTATAATTGCGGCTTAAAACTGATGGAACATTCGTGGATTAATAACAAAATGATGAATGCAGTGACATATTTCTTGGAACATAGCGGTCCTTGTCATATCGTATGGGCTGGAGACTATGCTGACGAAACATTCAAAATGAATGGGAAGGACACTACATTGCATAATTTGTGCTTTGAAAAGGAAGAATCGTTGAAGATTTCAAGTTCAGCGCCTGATGACTATATTCTTCCAAGGTATTTGGTCAATTATGACAAGAATGAATTTGTCGATCTTGAGAAATGTCCAAAAGACCAAGATGGATGGCAAGTTCATCCCCTGCCCATGCTTACTGCTGATTCCAACGGAAGAGACATTGGAGATTATAGAGACAGGAATAATCCACTTGTAGGTTCGTGGTGCAATGATCTTATAGGCTTTGAGCGCGAAAAACCTGAGAACTTGGAAGAGATACAACCTGATTTTACAGACTAACCATCTGTTTCAAAGTCCGTCTGACACTTGTTGGGCGAACTTTTCCCCAAAAAAATGACTATGGATCACAATAATTTGTATTTGGAGGATTATCATAACAAAATAATTCGTAAATTAGCAGACGCAAAAGAAGCACTCCTAAACTCAATCAATGTAACTGAAGAACAATATGTTAAGCTCACAACTACCGACAAGGGAAAGGAAGTTTTGAAGCAACTGCAAGAGAAGGAACCCAAAAGAGCGCAAGGTCTGTTGAGGGTTGACATGATTGACCGTATAGCCAAACTGGTTGAGAAGGAGTTCTCCGAGTATTTACCATTTTAAAACCTAAAAGCATGAAATTAGAAAGTTTCAAAGAGATGATGGCCGCTCAAAAAGAGCCAATGCAAGCCTGTGTAATTGATTTGTCAGGCACTTCACCCTACGAGTACAGAAACGAGCCTTTCAAGGGCGAGAAACTGTTCGACCTACTTAACAAGAAACCTATTCCGAGAATGGTTGAGAAAACCGTACAGAGAGGATTTCTGTTCTGGCATTGGGAAAAGACAATTACAGTACCCAACAGAACCGCAAGTGACATTTTCTCGTATATTGACGAATACAGCGAGAAAATTGAGGACAGGTATCTGATTGTCAACTATCCAAAAAGAGACATCCTGTATGACAATTTTAAGTCAGAAAAGAAGAAATACACCGCCAACGGACTTATTTCCGCAGTGAGAAACAAACTGAAAGTGGCTTCTAAGGTCGGTGTAATAGTAAATAACTATTGTCACATCATTAGCAGATAAGATTATGGAATTCAATAAAGAACTGACTGACGTTCTTGATGATTATGGAATCAACAGGAACGAAGCACTTACCGTACTCCTTATTCTCTACTACAATATTGAATATAACAATCAGATATTCAATGATTCCATGATTAAAACTTTGTCACAATTAAATTTCATACGATATGATTTCCAAGAGAAAAAATATTTCCTTACAGTGCCTTTGTTCGGAACTTCTACAAGTGACGCATGGGTTAAGGAATATATGGACAAGTTCGCCAAAGTCAATCCTGAAAGAAGGGGTGACAAGCAGTCTGTAATAAAGAACTATTCAAAATTACAGCAGGAGTATAAGGATGTGTCAACTGACGATGTGCTTAAAGCAACTGACATTTATCTTGCAAGCCTTAAAAGGCAGGGCAAGGAACAATATTGCAAAAAGTCGCACAAGTTCCTTTGGGACAGGGATAACGGCTATGAGATTATAACCTATCTTGAAATGCTGAAGAACAAACCTAATGCAGCAAGCAACTCTAACTCACTAATGGATATATTATGACATTTCAGGAACTATACAAGCAGATTACTGAAAACAGACAGAATAGCATACAGGGGTATAAGAACTGTATTCCGTTCCAGCATTTGTCAAGATTGAAACCAATTCTTCCTGGTATTATCAAGGGCGAATACTATCTTATAACAGGTAATAGCGGTTCTGCAAAATCAAAACTTGCAAGAACGCTGTTTATCAATGATCCCTATATATATGTGAAATCGCATCCCGAACTTGACATAAAGCTGGACATTCTTTATTGGCCTTTGGAAGAAGGAGAAGACAAAATCTATTCCACCGAACTCTCAAGAATGATAAAGAACAAGTACAACATAGTGTCAAGCTACAGGCAGTTAAGGTCAATAGGTGAGCAGATTCAGGACAATGTGTACGAACTTTTACCTTCGCTTGAAAATGAGTTCAACGAATGGAAAGAGCATATACACGTGTTTGGAGGAAGAGAAAGCAATCCTTTTGGCATATATAAGGCTGCAAGGGATTTCTGTTATAAGCACGGAAGATTCTACAACCACAAAGGGGAATCTTTTACTGACGAGATGATGGATGATATGCTTAATAGCAAAGGTGATTGGTTCAAGGATATTGCTGGGTTCAGATTCAATCATCCGAGACACTATGTCATTATTATGGTTGACCATATTTCTTTAATAAAGACAGAAGGTGCATTGAATCTCACACAGAGCATATACAAACTGTCAACAGAGTATCTTCTCGCATTAAAGAACCTTTTCGGATGTATTCCTGTGATTGTACAGCAGCAGAACTCAAAGAAAGAAGAA